TGCTTGCATTGATTGCTCTGCATGATGCTTTGCAATTGCGAGTGCGGATTCTATCGCTTGACTCGACATTTCAGCATTATGCTTTTCAGCTTCAATGAGCTGTCTAGCGCTTGCTAAGTCTAACTCTGCAATAACCTTCAGTGATTCGGTTTGCGCCTTTTGATGGTCTACTTCAACTTGCGCCGACTTCACGGCAATCTCACCTTGCGCTTGTTCGGCACGCTGTGCAGTCTTCATTTCTTCAATGTGCACTTCGGCTTCGATGGCCTGAGTTACTGGGTCAGGTTTTTCTTGTTGTGCTGCCTGTTGTTTTTGCGCCATGAATTTGGCTGCTTTTTCTTTCAGCGCATCAACGCCGCGTATATCTACGTTATCAAGAATAGTTTCCAGGCCTTCGGTATTGATAAACTCAGAGAACAATTCACTCGCCCCCATCAATTGTATTATCTGCGTGAGCGCCATTTGTTTTTCAACAGAGCTATTAACACCCGCCTCAATCTTAATTTGTAGTGTGTCTGATTTATAATCTAAATCGATAGATTCTGGATTTTTACTGTCATTAATCACTTGATAACTACGCAGCCCATTAGCTTTACGCGTTGGTATGCTGCGCGGTGTTACGTAATATTTGGGTATTAAATCTAATATGATGCAACCAATACGATTAAGGCCGCGATAAAAGCTTGTAAGGTAAGGCATTGCGGCTGCGTTGCTACACATTGCACCTTGCTGAATTGCTTTGCCAGATATATTGCCATCAGTGATACCCATCTGCGCATCATATGATCCCAAGATAGTTTGGGTAATTTGGTCTGAACCCATGAAAACCGCTTCGACGATTGGCGGAGTTGGCGTTCTTTGAATCTCGCGCGGCGCTGGTAGCTGCTTATCAGGGTCTGACTCATCATAAGCTCGGTACACTAGTACTTGTGCTTGCTGAGGATTTTTATAAGCATCTTTATATTTTTCAGGGATTGATTCTATGCTTGCTATCCACTTGTGAGCAACCATTGTTTCGATCTCATTCGCAACGGTTTGCCCGGCTAAGTTCTTTAACTGTTGCACACCTTTAGCATGATAGACATAAGGCCGCGTCATTTGACGAGTGGGCGACTCTTCCGCATCTTGAATGATTACCGAGTTACCGTCAAAAAACACTAAAGGTAAATATGAATAACTTGTCTTGTAGTGGGCGAGAACTTTAGTCTCACAGAAGTCATAACGGCAAATTGTCTCGACTATTGTGTCGCGCTCTTCCACGATGGCCGGAGGCTGTACAAGTAATCCCGATTCTTGCGTTGCTTCTAACAGCTCTTCATAATGCTTTTTCAGCATTGTTTTGCCATTAGATAGTTTGATGAGCTTTTCTTTCTTACGCTCTTTTAGCCACAAGCAAGCGATTAGAATTATTTCTTGGTCTTGGTTTTGATATGACCAATTGAAACTTTCTACGCTAGAGTCACGAACAAAACTAATCTCTTTAGTAAGCTCTGGTCCGTATTCTTCTTCAAATTCTTGTTTTGTTTTTGGTACGACTTTGAAGCAATATAAGCCATCACCCTTGTGTGACTCCATCGCCATTGGGTCAAAGCCGCACATAGTGGGGTCATAGACACGCTCGATATAAATATTTTGTTCAAAAGATTTTGAGTTGATATAGTCGGTAAAAACTTCTGCAACTGAGAAACCGCCGGCCAAGGTCTGGCTGTAAATCTGATACTCGAAATCATCATTGGTTGTTGTGTTAAGTATCTCTCGTATATAACCCTCAACCACCCCCATGGTTTTGATTAGCTTTTCATCGTTGGGTTTTGACATCACACCGTCTGCTAACCTAACAGAAAGATTAGGCTCTTGAAGAGAAAACTCGCCGCGAAGCCTTGAGATATAAGCCTCTGTGACGTTAAATTCAATAGCTGGTTTTGATAATCTTTTTAACTTTGCTTTTTCGTTTGATGTAAGCGATGTGTCGAACACGAATTTCATAAACTCGTGAAAGCGTCTATTGTTATCACGAAAGTATTGATACCAATCTTCAACGTACTTTTTTAATGTCTTTAACTTGTCTTGATGAACTTTAGCCGGATAACCCGTAGTCATTTGCCTCACTCCTTGAGAACATTTGCTCTGACAAATCCTTTGCCAGAGAGTCTAATACTGCGTCTTGCTTGCTTACACTATGAGTTATATGCACAGTTTTATCAATAAGCGCTATCTTACACGCGTCATAAAGTGTGTCAGCTAAATCATCGTGACGATGCGTATTGTTAGCTGTTATCTTAATCATGTGTGATATACACGCTTGAGTATGTTTAGCATCACGCGTTAAGCTAATCTGTTTGCTTGCGATAATTGGCTGCATCTCAAGATACCTAACTGTCTTTGAGCCTGACGCTTTTGTACGTTTAACTTCGCGTATTTGTAGGCCGCGCATATCTTGCAAGACTGAAACAAGAGTCACACCTGTAGATTTCTTTTCAATCGCTGCAAACTTGGGCTGCACTTTATGTAACATGCAGTCGCCAAAAAAATTCATAAACTCTTCTTGAAGGTCGCGGGGTTCTACACGAATCTCATGGCAATCTAACCAATGCAAACCCAGTGTTCCAGTTTTACGTCCACCTATCTCTATGTTGTATATACCCCAAAAGCTAAACACAGTCGCATCATTATATTCTTTCGCTGTCTCAGCCGTGTCAGCCGTAATAAATGTGGTTAGTATTTCTGGTTCGTCATCAAGAAGTACAAAATCTTGTGTCTTAAACAACGCGCCCCCAGACGGAAACGGCGTTTGCTGATATTGCGAATGGAAAACATAATTATTCTTTTCTTTCTTCTCAAGCAAGCTAGCTAAACTGTTTTGCTCTGGGTCTAGCGCATTACCTGCATCATCTATCGCTGGTATTACGACGTGACGCCATGCTCGCTCATCTTTGCCCGACATAAGAAACGCAGCTAAATCATCCTCATGCAAACGTTGTCCTATATAAATTATAGGCACATTGGGTCCGCGCGGACGTTGAGATATAGTCTCTTGATAGTTTTGGATAACGGACTGACGCATAGTATCACTGTGTACCTCATCTGGCTTGTGTGGGTCATCTATCACAACGCAACCAGAGAAATGAGGCAAGTTAGGTAACCCAGCATCTTGCCCGGTTACCGCCCCTGCCGCGCCGAACGCTTTAACTGCGCCGCCTGACTCAAGTTTAAAGTCGTCTTTACTCTTAGAGTCGTATCGTATTTGCGCATCAAAAAGGGCTTTGTAATATGGATTACTTATAATCCGTCGGATAAACTCGGTATGTTTGGTGGCTAATGATTTGCCGTAACTTGTGTATATGTACTGACTCATGTTGTACCTAGCCATTGTCCAAGCCACGAACATCGCTACCAAAGTCGACTTACCTGAGCCAGGCGGAACATTGATAATTAGATTCGTGGTTGGCTCACGGCTGACAAGTGTAAGTTCACGACATATCGTGATGATGTGACTCTCGCGCCCAATTGGATTGGATACACGGAACGGCCTACCCGTCACGTAAAAGAAAAAAGTCTGAACAAAAAGTAAGAAAGAGCCATAGAGCTGGGCTCTTCTAAGCAGTATATTGTCGCTGGGTACTGAGAGTGGGTTATTTGACATACATCCTGTTTGTCTTTAATGCAATTACAATCTAATTGCTGCAGTTATGATGACATTATTTTTTTATATTGTTCAATCTTTTATGTATACGGAGTGCTGCTTGTTCCGTGTCAGTCTGATTTTTGAAAAGCAGCTTGATTTCCCACTCATCGGGCACAAAAAAAGAAGGACCCATTTTTTTAACGACGCAAGATATGCCTTGCAAAACTTCGGGCATATCAAACTCTGACAATGACATTGGTAGCTTCATAAAAAGAGGCCACGTATACAGATCTTCGTCGTAATTTTGAAAGACTATATATTCACTCATTTAAATGTCTTAGCCTTACCACGATCGCGTATCATCATAATAACAAATTCACCGCCCACCAAGCTTTCCCTAATCATGTCTTGTATTGTCTTTTGATAAGGATACTCTTTAGCCATCGTTTCGTGACGCTTTATCATTTCTTTGATTCGATGTGGCGCGTGTATATCATCGATAATTGCATCAGTCGTCATAACAGTCATCCAACTTCCAATTCAAACTGTCACATTCCTTTTGTTTTTCTATCACGCATAACTGCTCACAATCTTTATGAGCTGACAACTCACCCCCAAACGATTCAAAAAATTGTTTGTTAGTTGTATATTTTTTTGGCGTAACATAAGGCTTATCCGAATTTTCGGTCAGAGAATCAAAATCATCGGAAGGCAATAGCGACATATTAGATAGTGCATGTATCATAGCGTAATCAAAAGAAGGGAAATCCTTAAAAATTTGCGGCCTAATTTTAATGTCTGGATCGTAAGGTACGGTTCTCGAAAAGCTTTTTCTTAGCTCATCTTGTGCGTGTAGACAGCAGGGCTTAACTGCGACAAAAGTCATATCATCAAGAGCTTTTGACATACTGTCTAACTCTGCAGATAGTTTTTGCATCTCACTATCATCAACTTTTTCAAACATCGCGCTCAAATCTCTTCATTAACTCGTCCATCTTCGCCCCCATTTGGTCAACTTGCTCCGCTGTAGCGGGTGTTGCTGATGATGCATCTTTATCCCAGCCGTGCGCATTGCGCATAAATAAGTGCCAAATTTTACTATCTACTTTTCTTTCATCTTGCGCGCCAGCTTGACCGAGCTCAGCCCAGTAAATATGCGACTGATTTTTACCGTGTAATACTGCTTTTTTAAATTCCGGGTATCGATACATCCATTCGTAAAAAGTTTCACGAGCAACGCCAAGATGCCCTGCAGCTTTTACATCGGTACCGCCTGTTGCATAAATAGGCTGGATAGCGTCACAAAAGTCAGGATTATAAATAGGGTTTTTCCAGCTAGTTGGCTTATGCGGTGTAAGGCATAAATCGGACTCAGGCTTCGGCTTTGTCTTCTTTGTTGTCATTCTTACGCGTCCTTGCAACTTTTAAAACTTCGGTTTCAACACGTGGTACTACACCAGCACCTTCGCAAATTGGGCAAGTCTTAGTCATGCTGCCTAAGCTCGCAATTCTTTTCTCGCCTCTGCAACGTGCACATACAATCTTTATAGTCATAAACTCTCCATGTTTGATTTAGTCAGTGTACACCACAGCTATTGGTATTGCGAGTCTATCCAGAGTTTTACCGCTCGCTCGTCCCACCAAGACTTCTTAATTAATTTGGATGGCTTAGGGAAATCACGCTCTCTTATATATCTATATAAGGTCGATGATGTCGTGCACATTAAGCTTAAGACTTCTTGCCGGTCTAAAAGTGTTCGTTTGTCTTCTGTTATCTTAGTCATCTATTTAACCCCTTTTGTTATTCTATATATATACTAACACAGATAAATAATTAAAGATAATTAAAAATAATAATAAATAATTATTGACAATTATCGGCACACATGAGATACTTATCACATCAAGACAACAACACGGCGGAGAGAGAAAATGACAGACGAAGCTTTATATATGCACATGGAAACCGGATCGATTTATACGCTCAGCGAAATCGTGGATAACATTATCGACGAAGAAATAGAAATGCACTTATGTTCCTCTGCTGAAGACTTAGCAGAAAAATATATAAACGATGGAATTTTTTATGAAGTAAATGAAAGCGGGGAGCAAGTATAAAATGACGCCAACAACCGAACTATTAATCAAAACAGCGGTAGCAATACCGCTTTTAATAATGTACTACTACATCGCTATAAAATACATGCGTGAAATGAAGGGGAAATAAAATGAAAGTAGCATATACAATATCCAATGGGCATTTTGTAATCGCTAGACTGTCTAGTTTGGGTTCAACAAAAGACAGACTATATAATTTAATCGAATTAAAAATTAGAGACTTAATTAAAACTGCAGAATTAATGGGGCATATTATCGATAGGGATATGGGTCTTCCGGACAGCTATAAAAAAATAACACATGACTTTTATATTAAGTGTATTGAAAGTGGGATAGTTGAAAACGCTATAGATTTTATTGGAGATGAAGACAATCTTAACTAGCCCTAAAGGGCAGGAAGCCCTAGTATCTTAGCAAGTCTTGCATCATACAATTAAATACATGAGAGCGATAAGGATTAAAGAATGAAAGATTATAAAAATAAAAATGATGAAGAGATTTCGGAAATTATGAAAAAAAATATAAGTAATATATATAAAATATGTCATTACTTAGAAAAAATAGATTCCGAAACAATTAAAGAGCAAAAAATAGAGGAGTTAAAAAAAGTTTATGGG